AGGTTCAAAAAAAGTAGTTTTATCATTTGTTTTGAATGAAGAACATAATGATGAAGAATATTTAGTAAGTTATGTAAACTATAAGGGTAAAAAAACTTGGGGATTTTTGATTAATAAAGATACTGTAAAATTCAATGTTTCTACGTTTACAGGACATTTATGGAGAGTAGAAAAGCTTGAATATTCGCCAAAGTTTTATTTCTTTGGAGAGAAGGTGAAGAAACCAGTATTCGTTAAGGATTATAGAGCTGAAAATTGTAATATTGGTGTATGTATAGTATAAATAGGGTAAAGAAATAAAAAAATGATTCGAAATTACACTTAGACTATTAAAGTTTAAGTAATAGAATAATATATAGAAAGTGAATAAAAGAATTACTATATTCTATTGATAATGGAATCGAAGATTCAAACGATTATTTCTAACAGAAAGGCTAACTATGCAAAGTCTCTTAAGACTTTTGCTAACTGGTCGACGAAGAAATGCTCTATGAACGGTACGTCTGATAAATATATCAGAACGATGCTTACGCAGATGTTAAAGGAACTTAATGTTCCTTCGACTAAAGCTAATAGCATCATCAACAAGCTATTCAAAAGTGATTTCTCGTGTGACAAGTTAGTCAATAATGTTTGGAAGAGCGGTGAAATCTTTGACATTATCAATAAGGATTCGGTGATTAGAAACGCGACTATTGAAAATTATTTGAACGCTTTAAAAGAATCTGGTTTACATTTAACCGGATTAAATGAAGTGCAGCTGGCTGGATTGTGCGTGTTCGTACAATTCATTATGGCTGGCGGGAGGGCTGAACTTGAGGGTTTTGGTGTTTCGTCCGATCTTATCGAAAGGAGGAAGAAAATAATCAAGGAGCGAAAGAATATCAAAAATAATACAGAAGAAGAGAAAATCGTTCCGAATATTATTACCTCTTTCGAAGGTGATGATGGATCTGAGGAGAAATTGGAACAAATTGATGTTCCGGAATCTTGGGAAGATTTGTAAATTATACCGCAATCTGTTTCAAAAAACAAGTTCGGCACCTAGTTAAAAACAAAAAAATTTGTTTTTCATTGATTACAAGGACAATCTTCGATTTTTTCTAGATTTTTACAGTTTTTGAAACCATCTATTTGTGAAAATCCCATTATATTACACGCGGGACAATCATTATTTTGGCGTTTTTTCATTGATACAAGTATAGTTTTTGTAGATTTGTATACAAGAACAGTCATGATAAAAATAGCTACGAGAAATAATACTGTTGCTACATGAGCTGCATAATGTAATTCATACAATTTTTTATTCATTATTATATGTATATATAATTAATATGGGAGAGTCATGGGTAACAAAGCCTTCTGAATTATTAACAAAAGAAAATTTGAAATATTTTGTCCCAACCGACGATATGACGTATTTTGAAAAGATAAACGCAGTAACCCGATTCATAATCTATGGTTCTGTATTGCTGTATTTAGTTAGAGGTGAGTCATTAATATTATTGATACCATTGATATCAATGATAATAATTTATTGCTTAGTCAAATGGGGATTAGGATTGAAAGAGTTAAAGGAATATTTCGGTGAAAAAGAGGAACAAATAAACGATGATTGTTTGAAACCAAGTTTGAATAATCCATTTATGAATGTAATGCCGGGTGATTCAAGAGATAGAGCTGAAGCATGCTCATATACACAAGATACAAAAAAACAAATAGAAGATGCTTTTGAGTCAAATTTGTATGAAGATATAAATGATATTTACGGAAAAAACAACTCACAAAGGCAATTCTATACTATGCCAAATACAGCTATGGCGAATAAACAGACTGATTTTGCGAACTGGCTTTACAATAATGGTCCTACTAAAAAAGAGAATCCTTCATGGAAATAATTTGATACCTGTCTCATTTTTTTAGAGATTCAGAAAAAACCACTTAAGGCGCGGTTATATAGTAATAAATTATACAATGACTAAGGATATGTCTGTTATGACAAACGAAAACCTTAAATCTTACATTGTTGCTGATAGAATGACTATCTTAAATGCCATCGCCAAAGATTGTGCTTCTGTTTCCACCAAGGATTCTGCCAATTGGCTCAAAACTTTTTCGCAGCGCGTCGAATCATACATGGCGATTCCTATGCCAGAAGTAGCTGACAAAAAGCGTAAGAAGAAAGTTCAACGTTTCCGTAAGATTAGTCCTTATCTCGCGTTTTGCGCTAATTACCGCGATTCCAAGCGTGTTCCTCGTGGTGACCCAAATGGCAAACTCAAGGAAAACGTGCTTGAGATTACAAAGCAGGCTGGTGCTTTGTGGAAGAAGATGTCGGAGAAGGAGCGCCGCCCCTGGAATGCTAAAGCTGAAGAGATGACTGCCAAGGCTAAGGTAGCTTGGGATCAGAAGATGTCGAAGGAATCGATTACACCAACTGCGGAAGCGATTCGTGAAATGAAGAAGAGTGATCTTACAAAGATTATTGAAAAGAATAACGTTGTTATTCCTGCAAAAGCTTCTTTGAAGGATACTCGTGAGCTTGTTGTAGCGTTTTTCTACCCTCCAACATCGCGCACTCCATCGCAGGAGCAGATTGTAAAGATGAAGAAGAGCGAGCTTTCGAGCCTAATTGAGAAGGCAGGTTTGTCTGCTAAGAAGGATACAAAGGCGATGCAGGCTGCTCTTATAAGCCACTATTACCCCTAATCTTTCAAAGATTGGAATGGTTTGATAGTAGGTAATAAAATTGTTGGTTCTTTGCCGACTGGAGTCCACTTAGATATAAAATTTTCTTTTAATATAAATTGTTCAGCAATAATATTTTCAGCTGGCGCTGGTGTTGTGAGATATTGTTTTGCTTTTTGAATAGCATCTTCTTTATCTCTTCCAACATCGAATCGTCTTTCTGGTAAATCATCATCAACTGGTAAATCATTGAGTATATCATCAAAGTTAATTGGGGTTAAATCATCATCAACTGGTAAATCATTGAGTATATCATCAAAGTTAATTGGGGTTAAATCATCACTGTCTGAGGAGGCACTGTCTATGTGCTTTTTAAACGCGGTTCTTGTGGGAGCCGATTGTCGAGGATGGGGTTTTTTCTGCTCAATCCCACCTAAAAGGTGTGTAAGGATTATTTCAATTTGAGTCTTAAAGACTTCTGGATTCTGTTTTACAAAATTCATATTTTCTAATAGCTGCGAAGTAATAGCATCCATTTGGGCCTTAAAGGTTTCTGGATTCTGTTTAGCTAATTTGGCAATAAGTTCATCTGCAATAAGTGGTACCATAGCATCCATTTGGGTCTTGAAGGCCTCTGGATTTTTCTTGGCGAATTTGGCAGTAAGTCCGTCTGCAAGGTTTAACATCATGGGTTGAATAATCGCTTTGAAATCTTCAGGTTTTTCCTTTGCAAGATTCATTAGCATTACTATATGCGATGTGAGATTATCCATTGAAGTCTTAAACTCTTCTGGTTTTTTTCCGCGCAAGCTTTGTGTAACATTTGTAGTAAGTTCATTTGCGAGATGTGAGATGATTGCCTGTTTTAGTTGGGATGAAGTAATTGGTTTATCATTTGGGCATGTTTCGCATGGTTCACACCCTTTAACTACAGGACATTTAATATTACAATCTGGACATTGTGATATTTTTTTGAGATTATCATTTTTTGATTTTAATTCAAAAATAAGATGTGTAAAGAGATATAATAACACACATATTAGTACAATAAGAATAGTAAGAAGAAATATTGCAATCATTATAATAAGAATATATTAAATTTAAAAATGTGAGGAAAGATATTATAAAATTGGTATGTATGCTGGATGTATACAGATATATAGTATCTTTTTTAGAAATATATGAAATACCGGTTGTATCTAAAGAATTTTTGAAAGGATATATTGAGAAAAAATGGCGAAGGCTCAATGGTATACCTTTATTAGTCGATATTTCTTGGCATACTGGGAGTGTTTGTCATAAATATTGCGTATGTAAAGTAGCGAGTGCATTGGAGAGGATTGAATACTACTATTTACGCAAATATAGGAAATACAACATTTAAACTTCCATAGTACCTAAAAGTTCTAATTGTCCCTCTAAATCTTCAAGTTCTTGTGCTAACTCTAAAGCACGGTTATTTTTGAACTTGTTTAAAAAGCTTGCACCCTTTTGAGCTTTAACTTCCATAAACCCTTTAATACGAACTAAATCATCTTGTATAAGATTAGCATCTGAAATAGTTTCTTTAACTTCAGATATGGCGGAAGTAATAGAATTCAAGGCAGCTTGGCCAACTTCTGTTGATGCAACAGATAATACAACACCATCATGACCACGTTTTGAAAAATGGTCAACATATGCTTCTGAAATTTCTGTGACACCATCGTCCGCAAGGATTGGTTCATCTAAAATCACTTTACCAAGGACACTTGGTACCATATTTTTTGGTTCAAACGAAACAGTATCTTCTGGTTTTACACCAACAAGAAATGTGGCGGAAGCTTGATTTGTACTACTGAGATAGTCTCCATTAATAAGTACTTGGCCGTTATATTCTGTAAATCGCGCGATAGTTGCGATTCCTGCTACAACACTATTAAGTTTGTCTTGTAAATCAATCCAATCAGATTCTTTGAATGTATCATTGGCCGATTGTACGTGATTGTATCCCTTGGTTAAACTTTCTAAAACATCTTTATAACCTACTACTGCGGATTCAATCATATCATTTCCGTCTTGTGCATTAGAGGCCGCGACTTGAGGTTTCCAAAACATGGTTAAGGCATCTTCATCAAGATTCTTAATTCTCATGTAATAGCTTTCTAAAGCATTTCCGCTGAGAGTTTGTAATTCAACAATTTCTCCGCGAACGGATTCAATTCTTTCGTTAATTTCTCTTTTCTTCAAATGGTTGTTCAATCTGGATTTGTTAGTCATCTTGGTATATTTATAGAGAAGAAACTGTGAAAAAACGCAATTTTAAGTCTTACATAATTAAAAAAATAGATTGTATCTATTAATTCAACTGTACATAAATGTATATATCCAGACGTTCAAAACGATATCAGAATTGTTTCGAAAAATTATTCAAAATAGCAAAAAAAATAGAAAAATATTATG